TTCATCAATTTATCTAAAACTGTTCCGTTTTTAATGTAAGATTGATTTGTAAGGATGTCTTCGTGTTTAGCTGTCATATAAGACATTTCAACTGTTCCTTTTGCTAGTTCAGATCCTTCAGGGTAAAGTAAGCCTTTGGAGGGCAATTCAATGGTTTCTGTTGGAATTTTAAATTCACTCATAATTTTTATTTTGTTATAACTTTATTTATCATATATACATATATGAGAAGATAAAAAGCCTACCTAATATAGGCAAGCTTTTTTATCAAATAGTATATAGTAGTAGTATTAGAAATTCAATACACAGTAATCTGGTTGAATTGTCATTGCAATATTAACTGCTGTTCCGTCATCATCCCAATTGTAATCTCCAAATGTAGCTGAAGTAATCATTGCTCCTTTAACTACCCATTCTGAAACGATATCACCTACTGGGCCTACAACGTTGAATGTTAAATCTTTCTTATAGAAATCAGAATAACCATCTCTACCTGTTACAGATTCGTGATGTAAACGTACCCATTCCATTACAGCTTGAGCTCCACTTGGTGTGATTGGATCAAACAATGTGAAATCAATAGTACCCCAAGTTGTTTTTCCTTTCACGAAACGTTGAACGTTAATGTGGTTAAGAGGAACTGCAGTTTGTGCTATGTTTACAGCTGACATTCCTTTTACCATATATGAAGGAATACCATCAATATAAAGAATGAAGCGATTGGATTGTTTTGGTTCAAACGCTGTAAAGAAGATTTCATTCGGATCTAAAATTGCCATTTTTATTTTTATTTAATTTTATTATACATATTTAATCTTTTATTTTTTATGCTGGAAAAGATGCTCCAGTTGGTTCTAGAATAAAGTCTAGAGCTATGAATTCTGCTGTTCTTGCAGGTTGGATATAAATTTGACCTACCAATTGATTTCTATCGATTACATCTGGTGTGTTAATTGTTTCATCCATAATAACTCTAAAAGCATATAAACCTTGTTTTTGTTGGATTGCTTCCAAATATGGGTTTACACGACTTGTGAAATTATTTCTTGTTGTAATAGTATTTTGTTCGAACACTAATGTATCTGCAATTTGAGAAATATAAGCTTTCAATTCAATCAACAAACGTCTAACATTAATTCTATCTAATGCAGAAGCTCCTTTTTGCAATGTTTTTTGTCCGAAAACGGATACTCCTGTTTTAGGGAAAATTGCAATTGGATTAATGTTGTTTGCATATAGATCGTCTCTGTTACCTTGAGATAATTTTACTTTTGGTGCTAATACTGTTGACAAACCACCTCGGTTAATACCTGCTGGTGCAAACCATGGAGCAGCTACTTTATCGTTGTAAGCATATACACCTGGTAATAGAGTAGATGCAGGGATAAATACTTGTTTTCCTGTACCTGGATCTGTTACTCTAACCCAAGGCCAGTAAGTAGCAGCATATGAAGTATCTCTAGTTTGTGATTGTGTTATAACGTCTGTTATTCCACCATCGTATTTTACTAGATCTAACACATATAAATTGTCTCCTCTTCTTGTAGTGTTAGTTATGATGTTTGAAATTACGGATGTGTAATCCGCATCATATAATCCTGGTGTAGATAAGATATTAAACTGGTAATCGTCTCTATTTGAGAACAAATTAACCATGTTTGTGTAGTTACCTGCTACTAAACCTTGTGTATTTGTTGCGTTAATATTATCGTAAAAATTAGCTCCTGCTTTTACATCTCCTGTAGCACTACCAAATGAACCTGATCCGTTTAATGGGATAGATGCTGTATATGCTGAAACTGGTGTTCCGTTATTATCTAAATAATTTGGAAGTGAAGTAACATTTTTAACACGTACATATCTTGATTGATTTGCAAATGAACCGGTTGAAGCATCAATTTGAGTTGTTGATGTATTATATGTTAGATTTTGGTCACCTATTACTCTAGAGATAAATCTAGATGAATTTGGATCTAAAGAAACATTATTCCAAGACTCAAGTACTACTGGTGCTGAGTCATTATCATTACCTTGACGGATGATAACATTAAATGTTCCTGATCCAGTATTTGCATTTGTAATCTGCCATCTAAAATTATCTTTACTTCCAGACATTAAAGATCCAGATACTAAAGATGAAGTACTATTCATCATAATACCTGCTCCTAATGTTTCAAGAGCAAAAGATGAAGATAATGGATTTACACCATTTGTTATATTTGTACTTGTAGCTGAAGTATATGAACCTGATACTACACGAGCAACTATCAAAGATGTTCCACCGTTATTAAAGTAGTTGTAAGCTGATATTGATGTAAAGTATGAGTATGTATTACTTCCACTAACCAATACATCTCCAAATCTATTTACATAGTCTGAGTAAGACGTAACAAGTGTAGGTAATTCAACAGGACCTTTTACTGTTGGTCCTATAATAGCTGCACCTGCCTGTACAGGTTGTCCCGTCAAGAATGTGTTATCTATCTCACTAGTAGTAACTCCTGGGGATGAAGGAAAATTTGCCATTTTTATATTATGTTTATTTTATTATAAATATTATTTTTCTGTTCAAAAAAACATTCTTATTCAAAAGAAGCTCCAGTCGGTAATACGTTGAATGTCAAATAGATAAATTCAGCTGTTTTTGTAGGTTGTAAATAAATAGCTCCTACTAACTGATTATTGTCTATTGTGGTTGGTGTATTGTTTGTTTCGTCCATTACTACTTTAAATGAATACAATCCATTTCTTTGTTGAATAGACGATAAATATGGATTTACTTGAAGTAAGAAATTGTTTCTTGTTGAAACTGTATTTTGTTCGAATACAAGTGTATCTGCAATTTGGGAAATGTAATTTTTAAGCTCAATCAATAAACGTCTAACATTTACACGATCAAGAGCAGATGCTTTTTTCTGTAGTGTTTTCTGTCCAAATACTGTTACTCCTGTACTTTGGAATGTAGCGATTGGGTTAACATTAGCTTCATATAAAGTATCTCTATTACCTTGAGTCAAATATCTTTCTGCTCTAATAACATTAGACATTGTGCCTCTACTTGTTCCAGCAGGTGCGGACCATACCTCAGATGAATTATCATTAAACATATAAACTCCAGGCATTAATGTTGATGCAGGAACCCAAATTTGTTGAGCAGTTGATGGATCAATTGTTTGAACCCAAGGCCAGTAAGTTGCAGCATATGATGTATCTTGAGCTACAGCAGCTGTTGTTACCGGAATAATATTTGAACCATATCCAGCCACATCGATGATAGCCATTGAATTACCATTATTTTGGCAATTTGATAACAATAATGAAATTGCGGATGCGTGTGATGTGAAAGATGGATTTGCAACTAAACCAGGTACTGTTATGATATTGTATCGGTATTCGTCTTTATTTGCTAATAGAGAAATTGATTCTGTATAAGCACTAGCTTGAAGACCTTGTGTATTTGTGTTGTCTATATTTTCGTAGTAATTACCTGTTCCCGATGGGATATTTTTTCCAGTTGCAGACCCAAATGTTCCGTTAGATGCAACAGGAATGGATCCTGTATATTGAGATTTTGGATTACCTGAATTATCTAGATATTCTGGAGTTAGTGTATTTACTTGTTTTACTCTAATATATCTAGATTGGTTTATGTAGTTTCCTGTTAATTGAACGTAGTATTCACCGTTGTCACTAGCAACTGTACGCTTCTGGTTGCCTATTACTTTCTCGATGTAATTCGCTGATAAAGGATCCAACGATAACGGGCCCCATGATTCTAGAACTGAAGGAGAATTAGTTGAATCATTACCTTGTCTAATAAGAAGTGCAAAAGTTCCGTTATTGGTATTTGAGGATACAATTTCCCATCTGAAGTTATCTGCTGAACCTGAAGGTAATGTACCATCAGAATTTAGAGTACTTGTGCTATTCATTATTTCACCTTCAGATAAAGTCTCTAATACAAATGCTTCAGTATTTGTACCTCCAGTAAAGAATGTAGTTGTACTTCCAGAAACAACATATTGAGAATTTCCAGTTAAACCATTAGATCCAACATATGTTAAAACTAAATTTGATGTTGAATTACTAGATGAGATAAATTGTAGGGATGAACTATAAGATGCATTAGATTTACTAACATTAAATACAGCAGATGATGTTGCAGCATAACTTGTAGCTGTTGAGTTAGCAAAAGATGAAGTATTTAAATAAATTACAGTAGATGTATTTGCTACGTTTGATCCTGTAAAATAGAATGTAATTCCATCTATTGCGAATGAACTTGATCCTACCGATGCAACACTAGCAGATACAAATGTTAAATCAACGGATAAAGATGATGAAGTTGCTGCAGTTCCTGTTGGTATTACTGATGAGGTAGCTTCTGTAAATAATCCATCTACTACTCTAGTTACAAGTAAAGTATTTCCTCCGTTATTGAAGTAACTATAAGCCGATATAGATGTAAAATATGAATATGTTTGGGAACTACTTAAGAAAGTTGATCCAAATCTGTTCACATAATCACTATATGAAGTTACGATAGTTGGAATACCTACAGGTCCTTTTACTGTTGGTCCAACGATAGCCGCTCCTGCTTGGATAGGCTGTTGAGTTATAAATGACTGGTCATTTTCCGTAGCTAGAACTCCCGGGGATATTAATATTTCTTCTGGCATTTGTTTTTATTTATAAATATTGTGAGAGTCTAGTAGATTAACTAAACTATCGGAGTTATATCCCCAGTGGATGGGTTAATTGATACTTTACCATACTTTTCAAATATGGATTGGGTAAACTCTTGTTCTTTAACTCCTAATTCACTTAAGAATGTTTTTGCTCCTTCGTGACGCTTTTCTAATTGAATTTTTGTTAACTCAATTTCGCCTAATTCTAAAATTACTGCTTGAGTTTCACCTTGAAGTGTTTTTAATGTTTGCAACTCATCTTGAGTCAAAACTTGATTTTCTGTAACTGTTTCCATTTGTTTTTATTTTTATTATAAATATTAGACAGGATTGATATATCGCGTACAATATAAAACTAGATTGTGAGATACTTTAGTAGGTGCTGTTGACCATGATGATGGGGTTTGCCAAGTCACATATGTTATTTCATCGGATTCCATTAAATTTCCTCCTATATTTGTAATAGATGAGGTAAAATTTGAACTATGGTTAAAAGGATTTAATATAAAGCTATCTCCCCCAATAACTAAGGTATATGTGGATTGTTCTCCAGTAGCTAGAGTACCATTAACTGTAGTAGATAAGCTAGCACTTAACACATACAATTGGGAAGGAGTAACTGTTCCGGCAATATCTGTTGTTGTAGGTAAAGTTCCATCAGTTGAACCTGTAATAGGATTCATTGCGAAAAAGTATTTTGTATCTTGATCAGGAAGTTCAACTATACCATGATGTAATTGTATTATTGTAGTATCCGGGGCTAAATTAGCATATGTTGAATCACTAGCTGATAATATAGTAGAGGCATATAAAGATCTATCAGCATATGAAGCACTAGTTATTAAAGTACCGGTTACTGCTGAGTTAGGTAATAAAGAACCCACTACTGTTAAAGAGCCGGATAATGTAACATCATATGCTTGTGTACCTGTAAAAGCATCAATTGATTGGGTAACATGCCATGTTCTAACAGTGCTATTATCTACTATACCTGTTTTTGATAATATATTAGCCATTTCGTTTTATGAATAAATTTATATTGTGAATTACATTCGTTGCCTCGGTTCCATCATTCGTTGAAAATTTAGCATATATTATATCTCCTAAAGATGCGGTTGCTGATATGTTAAGAGTATTAACTTCTCTATATATTGTAGAGCTATAATTTACTGAATGATTAAAATCATGGATTTTTGTAGTGTTTTTAAATAGGTTTATTCCAGCAGTAACGGAACCTACACTACCTAAAACATTAGATGTTATGCTAGCTCCTACAATTCTTCCACTATCATATGGAAAAGAAAAACCAACAGATGATGATTCTAAAGATACTGTTCCTGTTCCTATATAGAACGTGGAACTTGGAGATACAGTTGTTTGTTCATTATATAATTGAAACATACTAGTTTCATTATCGGCGTATACTGTATTTACAGCGTATATTGAACTAAAGCCGGAATCAACGGTAGATGAGGTAATAGCATAAGATGCAGTACCGTGAAAATTTTTATCTATTGGTGTATCTAATATTACACTCCCCGTTATTGTTAAAGAACCCGATAATTTAATATCATAAGCTTGTGTACCTGAAAACGCATCTATTGATTGAGTAACGTGTCCTGCTTGAACTGTACTTCCTGATGTTATTCCTACTTGAGATAAAATATTTGCCATTATCGTGGTTGTAAGGTTAAAATGATATTATGGGAAACAAATGTTGGGGAAGAATCGCTATTAGTGGTTATTCGAAACCATAAACGAGTTCCTTTAGCAAAATTTAATGCATCTGGAGTTTCTGTAAAAGAAAAGTATTGGGAATCGTATTTAATTTTATTTAAAAATGTATAAGCTACAGTATTTGTTCCACTCATTAATGATATTTGGCTAGTCATAGCTCCGGGTGATTTACAAGTTGATGTTACAGTAGCGTATCCTTTAATTACAGAATCTACAGGTAATACAATCCCATAATACCCACCAATTATTAATGCTTCGCCTGCCCCTATCCCATATGTACTACTAGTTGCTAATCCAGCAGCATTTGTTGGGCTATAAAATTGTAAAGTAAATTGATTGGTGGAGTTGTAACCAGCAATAGAGGCACTAGTTACAGTTGAGGTAAATCTAGCGTAAGATGAGGTTATAGCTAATGAGGATGTTTGAGTTGTTCTTCCCAAAATGTTGCCTTTAACTTTTAAACTTCCCGTTACTTGAAATGAGCCAGATACAGTTATATCATATGCTTCTACTTTTGTAAAGGCGTCTATAGATTGGGTTATATGCCACGCATCTACCGATTCACCTGTTGTGATTCCTACTTTAGATAGTATTTTAGCCATTCTATTTTACTATAAATATTATAGTTGTATAGTAACGCTGTATCCTAAATCTTCGTAATATGTTTTTGCAAGTTCGTGTGCAGAATTTACACTTTGTACTTGTGTTAGTGGATCGATGTCTTTGTTTAAATTTCCCGTTGGGATATCAGTTGGTACAGATAAACCAGAGGTATATGCCTCAAGTGTTTCATACGTGTAAAATGCAATTTCCATTGCAATTCCATTTGGTCTACAACCAAACTCTAAACGGTTATATACTTGTGGTAATTCAATCGTTGTTCCTTGAACGTAGATTTTTTTTTCTTCTGTTGGTGTGATAATTAAAGCCATGTTTATTTTTATTTACTATAAATATTAAATTGTTTCAGATTGTTTAGATACCCAATCTAAATATGGTTGGGGTGCTTCATCATACCATGTCCACCCATCTACGGGATATATATAGGTATCTTTATCTTCTTTTAATAATGTATATGTTGGTGCATACACAAAATTTGGAGCAAATTCCCACCCATTTATTTCATTTGATTTGTAA